ATTACCCACCTCGTCGTCCATTGCACGGCCACCCCGAAGAACACCACCATAGCGTCCATCCGCAAACATTGGAAGGAGGGGCTTGGCTGGAAGGCCGTGGGGTATCACAAAATCATTGAGCCGAACGGGAACATCATGACTCTGGCTACCGACGACAAGGTAACCAACGGGGTGCAGGGCCACAACGCCACGAGCCTGCATGTGTCCTACATCGGCGGGAAAGATTCCGATGACCGCACCATCCAACAACGCCAAGCCATCGCAGGGGTGCTGCTCTCTTGGTTGCAGAAGTACCCCAAGGCCCGCATTTGTGGCCATCGGGACTTCCCAGGAGTAGCCAAGGAATGCCCGCGGTTTAACGCTGAAAAGGAATACGGTTACCTGTACTTGACCGCCTCCGATACGCAGGAGGGATAGTTTGCGGAAGGTAGCGGAATCCGCTACTTTAGGCGTACGATTTCTTCGTACAGCCTATCCGCTTAGAGGTCAGGGCAGGACTTGAACCTGCATGGTCTACGGCTCTCCTAACTGGCCTAACTAAGGGGACTCGAACCCAAAATGCGTGTGACCTAACTCCAGTTTTAGCGTCTTCCATATCCAGCACATACCATTACTCTTTGTGCCTTCATTCCGCCACCTGACCTTTACGCAAATATACAACAAACGCCATTTTCTATACATGACCCGTTCGTCATGCGTAGTTTTTGGGATTTTCTTTACATGATTAATACAACCTATCCGCAGGCGTGAAGGTGGCGTGCAGTTGCAACTCTGGACCTTTGTTGTCCTTGCTGCTATTCCTGCTGGTTTCCAACTTCATCCAATATCCGCCCAAAGGCTTCGGGCCTCTTCCTCGTTCAGTATGAAAGCCCATGTAGCCGCCGTCCCATTCCTCCTTGTAAGTCGCCGTCCTAAGTTGGTGAACAGGTTTTTGAAGGAGTGTTTTGGTCGAGCGGTCATAGCGGTGGATGATGTTTTGGTGGTAGTATAACTCATGGACATGGCCCATCCATGTGAGGTCGTAGCCTTCGGTGCTTGCAAGTAACCGTTGGTCTTGGATGACCCCTTGGTGACGGGCCCGCCACCCCCTGCGCCGTGGTAGTAGTGGACCACAAAGTTGACCCCACGGATTGCATCGTGCAGCACTCGGATGTCAATGGTCCCGCCGTAGCCACCGACCTCAACCGCTGACCCCGTGGCGTAGTTCAGGGTACTTGCGAAGCGTTGCAGGATGTCCGTTTCTTGGTGGTGGATGATGGATGTTTCGTGGTTCCCGTAGCCGACAAGCAGCAGGTTCTTGGCGTAGGGTGCAAACCATTCGACCGCCGTGTTGACGATGCTATCCAAGTAGCGGGCGTTGTTGTGTTCGGGGCGGATATCCTCCTTGCTTCTGCGTGGGTCGCCTTTGCCTTGCATCAAACAAAAAAAGTCACCGTTGACGATGACTCCTGCGTTGCGCCGTTGGGCTTCCTTTAGGTGGTTGGTCAGCAGCCCCCTATCACAATGCGGGTTGTCCCAATGCAGGTCGCTGATGAGCAGAAACTCCTGCCCGCTTTGACAGGTGACTTCGTGGATGTTGCGGGTGTGCTTAGTGGTTGGCAGAATCATCGCTGGGATTTAAGTGTTGCGTTTTCGGCTTCGAGTACTTGGATGGTGTTCTCCAGTAACTCTATCCGCTCTCGCAAACTTACAATCTCGTTGCGTAATTCGGTCAACTCTTTCTTTTGAGCCTCAGCGGTTTCCTGCCACATAGCCAGCACCGCTTGGGCTTGCTTGACTTGGAGCGAATCCGCCGTGAAGCGTCCCCGTGTCAGCCAAGCAACTGCACCGCCAACGATTGCGCTGATGGTGCCGATGATAGTGGTTTCTATCAGGTTCACCTGTTGGCTACTTGTTGGGTTCGCCCTTTGATTTATCCAACGCCATCCAACCTACTGATAGAAGGGTGATTACCGAACCGATAATTTCGGTGAGTGTAGCGGTGTCAAGGATACCTTTGGCGACGAGTGTGCCGCCGATGAAGGTGAGCAAGTGACGAAGCAGAGCGATGACGGCTGATTTCATAAGGGGGAGTTTTGGTTGGTCGGGGTTGGCGTTACGGCGGTTAAATAGGCCCATGGTTGGAAGTGTGTTTATTTGGGTGATGTTGCAAATTCTTGGTAATCGGCGGTGTATTGTTCCTCCCAACCGCTGAAGGAATGTACTCCGCACGGCGTGGGCCATACCACGAATGCGGCCAAGGGTTCTGGGCAGGTGTCGTGGAATAGTATGTCCACCGCAAATTCGGGGCGTGTCTTGATGCAGTTTCCTTCCGCATCGGTAGCGGCGCAGAGGTGTCCGAGCGGCACGGCGAAGTCCAGCGGTTGCAGTTTTTGCAACAGTTTGTCAGCGGTGNCCCCATCGGGGAAGGCGAACTTGCGGAAGGTGGCCATTACAATGTGGTCAGCGTTGCGAGTTCGGCATCGGTGAGGCGGGTGGTGTAAAGGGCGGCGGCACGGATGCGGTCGTTGAGTGGGCCGTAATTTGTGTTAGACAGAACGCATTGAGCCAATGCTGTTGCAGGGTAGTCCGTTGAATTAGTCGATGTCCCAGCACTAACTCCGTCAATGTAAAGTGCGTAGTCTCCATTTTTATAGACAAGGGCTATTTTATGAACACCAAGAGCAACTGCACTACTTGTAATAATAGTAACAATAGTTCCGCTAGCCCTTCGTAGTCTTACGCTTATGGTCAAATTGGACTGCTTTAATATATTAATAAAGTCCGAAGGGTCTCCGTCATCTAAGACAAAAATAGTCCCTGCCGCTACTTGACGAATATCCACCTCCGCATAAATCGTCCCCTCCGTCTGCCCGATGGACCCGCTGACCGCTCCCGATACCGAGATGACATCTGCGTTGCGGGTGACTGCTGCGGTGGTGGTGGGGATAAAACTTGTGGCCACCGAACCGAGTTCTATCTGCGGGGCAGCGAAGCCGAGTTGAGTGCCGACTGCGGAGTTGGATACATCCGTAACCGACAAGGGTAATCCAAGCCGCAATACCGTCAACACATTTGTTGCGGTCATTGTGAAAGTTTCCGAACATCGAAATACATCAGTTCCATATCGTTCAACCCTTCGGATACGATTCGTGACTGGCGATGTTGCGGCGATTGACCCGCTACTAAACGACCCACTCACATCAAATCCACTTCCAAAGGATGTTTGCGTTGCACCACTTGTATTGGCTATAAATCCACCAATGGTGTATGATGCGGTTTTTTTAACTAAAAAACTTAATTGTGTAAGTGCTTCCGCTTGTTAGGGTTGCGTTAATGTCAATAACCCGATGACTGCCCGCTGCAACGCCAAGATTGCTTCCACTTGCCGCAACTGTTAACGCAATACCGCTAACGCCAATAACCATCAATCGCCCCCGCTTGTAAGGTTTGCTCCAAGCGTCCAACTCGTCGTGGTGTCAGTAGATTGCAAACAAAGGTTCGTCGCCGCAGGTTCCACCAATAACGGCAGGACACCCTGCCGTTCCACCGCTTGGTGTAGTAGTCCAAGCGGGGGATGCCCGATGCAACGGATTCCAACAACCCCGCAGAGTTGAACCTCGTCGCAGTCGTGTCACGGGTAACGGCGAAGTCCCCCGCCCCGCTGGTTGGGATTTGGGAGTATAGTTTCCCCGTCTTGGAACGATAGGGGACAATGAGTAAAGATGGTGCTGCGGGCATTTTAATTTAGATTATAGGTGCGCACTTGGAGGCAGTTTTCAAAAAGGGTTTCTTTGGCGGTGGCTGAATCGGCATCGCAGCGGGAGTTAAACACCGCCCACACCGTGTCCGTCCACACGAAGAAATTGTAATCTTGGAAGGTGGCAATGAATCGGGCTTGCAGGCAGTCGTTGCTTGCGGTTTCGGCAGCGGTTGCGCCGTCAGCAGACGCACGGACATTGTAGGCCGCCCAATAAGGGTTGCCCGAACCGCCGAGGATGAGCGAGCGGGGATAGCCGTATCCGTAGCCTAAAAACATGGCTTAGAGGAAGGTGTAACCGATGACGCTACCCACCGATGGAGTTACCGCCGTAATCTTGCCGCCGTTCCTTCCGCTGATAACGATACCAGCAGACACGGATTTTCCCGACATGGCGTAAGCGGTCAGCAGGTTTTCGCCTCCCGAACCCGTGAGGGTCGTGAAGGTCGCAGCGGCGTTCACCACAAGGAAGTCGTAGTTCTTGCCCGAAACGGCAGCGTCCACGAATTCCATGGTTCCGCCCTGTCCGAGCATTTGTTGTAAAATTGGAGTAGGCATTGCTTGGGTTGTTTACTGTAAATGTATTTTACGAAGGAATTTCACAAACGGAGTGCGAGTACGGGATTTGGAACTGTAGCGTAGCCACCCATCCCGCCGTACGGTCATCACGGCTCTCTACAAACCTCGTAAGGCTGACGCTGGTACTTAGCGTCCACTCTTGCGTCGGGTCGTTTGTAAGGGCTGATATGAAGTCCTGTGCGATTTGCAGTTGGTCGCTCAAAACCTCGTCTTCGTTGTCCTGCCAACCGAGCGTCGGACTGCCCGAAACCACGCCGCCCATCGTGGCAATGGATTCAACACGGTCAGAGAAATATACACCAACCACCAAATTGAGAGTGCCGCTATCAGTAGTCGCTGACTGAACATCCGCAAAAACGAGTGGATAAACGATTCGCTCACGGCTTGGGGTTCGTAAGTTTATCGTGTTGTCGGTCCCGATTGCAAGCGGGTCGCCCGTCCCGAAGGAGTTTACTTGCGGGTGAGCATTTGCAAGTGCAAGGAGTGCTTGCTTGATTTTTATCCAAGACATATTTTTGGAGTTTCAGAATGTTTTTTGCGTGTGCGCCCATAGGTTTCAGCAGTTGGAGCAGTAAGGGTCATAGGGCCACGGGCGGTCAAGTCCAGCACCACGGCGCAGGGTTCTTGCGTCCAAGGCCATCCCCGTGTTGTAGTTCGTGCCGTTCGGGTAAATAGTATCCAATGCCGATGGCGGGGAGTTGAAGAGGCGGGTAATTTGCCTTTTGCTCCATGAGGTAGCGGGTGATGCGCTCGGAATACCACTCGGCATCGTTCTTCACTTTGTCCGTCAACCTTGTGATTTCGTCCATGGACATTTGCGAAGATTCCTCGCTGGTTCTGCGGACCATTCCCTTGTTCATGTACTTGAACGCCAAGACCATCGGGAGTTCGTAGTAGAGCCATTGCACCATAGCAGGTTGGATGTAGTCCTCCAGCAGGGTGGTGTTGAGTGCAGTCGTTGTGCCGCTCACAACTTGCGTCACCATTTCGCTATAAAAGAGCAGACCCAACGATAGGCTGAATCCGCATCTCTTGGACCTTCACGATGGTGGGCCGAATCTGCGTAAACGACACATTCTCGTTTATGACCGAGTTGTCCAGCAGGGTTTGTTCGGATATGAAAAGTGCCTTCATGCTTTTGAAATTTTGTTGCCCTTACGGATTACAAGTTGCTGCTCCCATACATGGCGGCATTGGGGGCGGTTCACTCCGCTGGCCGTGTGATACCAACCACCACGGCGGTTCCATACGCTATAACCCATGATGTTGGAAATACCGTTGATGTCGTCCCGTGTGTACACCTTGCCTTGGTCAGCGAGGTCCAGCATGACCTTGCAGAACTCACGGCTGGTCCGTTTGTCCTTGTTGCTAAACCCTGCGGCCCATGCGTATTTATAGCGGACTTCCAATACTGGCTCGGCCACTTCCTTAATGTTTTTGGGTCAAGCCCTGCTCGGCGATTTTGTCCACGGCACGGGCGATGGGGTAACGGTCTTTGGTAATCAAGTAGGCCACCCGCTTGGCGACCTTCGCCTTGCTCGACCCCGAACTCCTTGGCCATCTCCTCTACCGATGCTNTCACGGTTCTTCTTGCGGTAGGCTTCAATTTTTTTTATCCAGTTCTTTTTCTTCCTCCCCCAGTTCTGCGAAGGCTTGGCGCACTTGGTCGTCTAAGTCGGCATCAAACCGCATTGGCTTTGAGTGCATGACAACGTAGTCGTCCGCATTGCTCCCAAACTTGCTTGCAACCACCTCCAAGACCTTAAATTCCTCGTCCCCCCATCCGTAGTCCTCGTCATCTTCTTCGCCCCATGTAGGCTCGGAAAACGCCTGCTCCTGCACTCCGAGTAGGGTGTTCACTTCTTCGGGGGTTAGACCGAATCCAGCGGATAGCATCGTGCGGGCCATCTCCAAGGTAATCTTTTCTTGGGCGTAATGGCGCACAATCCGCATCAAGTTCTGGTACTCCCTGCCCGATAGTTTCTTGATGTTGTCGTTGGAAGCCAACCCCTGCGGTGCAGTTGGTTCGGGGCTTACTTCGGTCGCCGTATCAGGCGAAAGCCCTTGACCCTCTGCCTTCGCAGGAAGCGATACAAGCGCACGGATTTCATTGGGCGACATTGATTCCAGCACCTTGTTTGCAACGAGTGGAGAGAGGCTATTAATGGCTGTGATGACATCCTGCACGCTGCTTTCGGTCTTGACTTCAATGGCAGGCAGTCCCGCCTTCTCTCGCAGTTCGGTTGGTGTCATCGCTTGAATCATTGCGTTCTCGCTTAACTGCTCCGTTATGGGTTCCACGGGAATAAGTTCCATACCTTCCACGCCATTGAACGAACCCAAGTAGTTAATCATCCGCTCCACCTTCCGAACACGGTCGTTGACATAAGTCGCTTTGAATAGTTCGTACGCCTCAACCAGTTCCTGCCTGCCTCCCAGTTGGCCTTCGGTCTTCACTCCGAATAGCATGGGGTTCACGACCCTGTGGCTGATAAAGATTTCCGACTGGATGGCCTTGTTGAGAATTTCAAACTGCTTGTCCATGTCGCTCGGCGTGAGCGGTTCCAAGGTAGGAGCCTTTGACACATCGTCGTTGAAGGTGACAACGAATCGGCCCGCATTGTCGGTCCCCGAAAACTTGCGTTTAATCTGCCGCTCAATGTCGCCCTGCTCTTCGGGTGTCGGGATGCCGTTGTTGAAGTTGATTAAATACCCGCCCCAAAAGTTGTTCCGCAAGTTGTTGTTGTGGAAGTTCGCCACTTGGACATCCGCTTCAATCCACGCCAACCCTCCCATGTATTCGGGCAGGGGATAGGACTTCACGCCTGCGGCATAGACCCGATAGTAGAATAGTTGCTTGCCAATGCGGTTGTCGGCATCAAAGGCGGGAATCTTTTCGACATCCCCAATTTTGGGGTAGAGTTGGACCATTGCATCGTCGTACCAATCGGCGACTTGGAACATCCGCTCGTCCTTGTCCACACGAATCTTTTCGAAGGGAATGTGTTCCATCTTGGCGATGGTTCCCATCTTGTTCCATGTAACCGCAACGGCAAACCCGTTGAAGATTTCCAAGTCAAGGACGAGTTTTTCGGTGATGTCGTTGAGGTCGTCATGCTCGGATAACCCGTCAAAGAACTTGGCGTAGCGGGCCTGCTGCTCCACGGTCATCTTCTCACCTGGTTGCCAGCCTCCGCCTACGATGTAGTTAACTTTTCCGTTGACGATTGCGTTGTGCTTGCTGCTTCGGCGGTAGTTATCAAGCAGATAATAGGGGTACTCGTTGAACGCCCCGTAGGTGATGTACTTGCCCGCTTTGTTTTCAAGCATCACGGGGACTTTATGTTCAATCCCAAGCCATTGGGTGAACGATTGCTTTATACTCATAGCGTGTGGACGGTGAAGTTGAGGGCCGAAATTGTTATTTCTCCGCCATCGCTTACGGCGTTGATGTAGATGGTGAACTCGTCATTGACTGCACCTTGCAGAACGGTTTCCGTAAACACCGCATGGCCGTTGTTGTGCGATAGCGTGAGGTCAGCCAAGGATTGTGCAATGATTGTGCCATTCTTGGCTATGTAGATTTTCACTTGATTCCCGTTGCCCTGCGATATCACCAAGTTGACCGACACCCGCAAGGACGCATTGGTTGTACCTGTGTAGGTGATGGACGAGCTTGTGCTTGTGAAGTTGTAGGCAGTCAGCAGTCCCGATTTTAGCGGAGTTGTCAACTTGACGGCCTGCCCTTGGGTCGGGGTGAAGTTCTTGGGTTCGTCGAGGTACAGGTTGGCCACGCCCCGTTCTCGGTCCAAGGTTGCGGTATCGGCAAGGTCATCGAATAGACCACCCACACGGGCGGCGGTGTTGGCTCCTGCGACGGTTTCGTTGGTGATGGTTGCGGCACTTGCCTGCAACTGGGTGCGAGTTTGTACGCTCATGCGAAAGATTGGTCAAAGGTTTGGTCAAAGACACCCTCGTCGGAAGCCCCGAAGATGGTGTACTGGATGGAATTTGCGAAGGTGTTAAATGTCAGCGATACTACCTGTACATACGCCAAGCCCGTTTCAACCACCGCAACGGCTGCACCAACCGTGCTACTGGTATCGTAAACTTCATACTTATACGAGCCTGTTTCAATCGACCCCACGGCAAGCGAAAATTTGTCATAGCGTTCGGTGTATTGCGAGAGGTTGGCCGATTTCAGCAGGGTGAAGTCGGTCGTGGAATTCTTGGCGATGTTGGTCAGGCGCAAGATGTAACGGTCGCCCGTGCTGGCCCGCTGCGTCCAAGTGACGACGATTGTGTTCGTGGTGTTGGGAGAAAGATAAATCATCCTATTCCCAAATGTAGAATCCGCCCGAATTTCACAATTTGCGCCCGATGCTTCGGTAGAGTTCCGCCCTGCGCTCGGCGGTCTTGCTGATGTCAAACCGTTCCCTCACATCCTTGGACAACTGCACGGCCAAGGAGCGAGCCGTAGTCGGGTTCGTTGACGAACTTCCTCACCGCCTTGTACCATGCGTCTTTACTTAGCCGTAGGGTATCAGCAACCCGTTGTGGCCGTGGGTGATTATGTCCGTGTAGGGGATGGTTTCGGAGGCAAGTTATTGCCTTGCCCATCCAGCCCGCTTCCACGACCTTCAGTTCGCTTTTGAGGCGGTTGAACTTAGTATCACGCAGCGGTGCAATCGTGGCGTTGATGAAGTTGTAGCCCCGACATAGGAGTAGATGTCAGCCGCTTGGATGCGTCCGTAATCTTATTCAAGCCACGGCAGGAGAGCATCCGTTCGTAATCGTCATAGACGGGGTTGCCGTCGTTCCACCCGCCGAGATAGATTTTGTATCTTCCATCCAGCGACTTGTCATGGGCAAGCAGGGAAAACGAATGCTCCACCAAGGCGATGTCCTCTTGGTGCTGCGCCCCTCCGAACCATCCGATTTTGAACAGGTGCGGTTCGGGTTCTGCGTTCGTGTCGGGCAAGTATTGCTGATAGGCTTCGTAGGGTTCGTTGGGGAGGATGGTTACGGCTTTGTTCAGCAGGCGTATCTTTTGGGCGAGGTGTTCGGTCGTGGTGGTCACATGGTCCGCAAGGCGAATGTGCTCCCGAATCTGCTCGTCAAGTTTGGTGGACAAATAGTGTCGGTACATGATGTGTCCCGATTCCAAAACCCAGTAGTCGTCAAGGTCCAAGATTACCTTCGCCCCAAACGCCGTTAGAGCCTCGTAGACCTTCCGAATTTGCTCCAAGGTACCTTGACACCAAAGACGATTAAATAGCCACACATCAACGGTCTTTAGGTCCTCATCTTTGACATTGGCGATATTGTCCACGCACACATAATCGAACTCCGTGTAGTTGTCGCCAAGGTAGGCGTTGGGCATCTCCAAACGGTAGAACGAGCAACCCGTTGGATGGGCGTTGTAAACGATGCAAATTCTCATGCCCAAAGGTACAAAAAAAAGGGCCACCCCGTGAGAGATGGCCCTAACCACTAAACCATGCGGCGTATGAGAACCGCAGGTCAAAGATACTTACGAACCGCTGATTTGTGCGGTCAGCGCAGAGAATGTTGCGGCGGCGATGTTCAGCATCGGGTCGGGTTCCATACCTGTCAGCGTCATCTCGTAGCCACTCCTGTCACCGAATGCAGTCCCCGTTCCAGCAGTTCCAGCGGATGCTTCCAAGCCATTCGCAGCACCCAACACCCAGTAGCGGTTGTTGTTGTCTTGGACGATGACCAGCAAGCGATTCCGAGCCAAGAGGCGCAGTTCATTCCGCACGGCAACCTGCAACTTGTTGATGGTGAATGTTACTTCGGGTGTGTAGAACAGGGTTCCGTTCTCGGTGCTTGCGTTCAAGGTTTCCGTCATGGACGAAGTCGCCTTGGTCAAGTCGTATTCGTAGAATCCCGAAGAGAATCCCGTGAAGCCCGTGACCGTTCCGCTACCGTTGGTGTTCACGGAACCCGTTGGGTTGAAGGCTTGGACAAAGACAGTTTTGATGCCGCCGACTGAATCTCGGCATCCGAGGGCGTAGCCCGTAGTTAGGGAGCAGGACATAGTGTATATTTTATTTTATGGATGGAACAAAATAACGGGGGGAAGTTGCCCTCCCCCCTTACACTTAGGCCAACTTCCAGTCAACAACGAGGTCAGGGTAAGCGACTTGGACACCAACTTTGAAGGCTGCTTGGAAGCGCACTTCATCGTTGTCCTTGGAGTACCACAATTCGAAGTTTTCTTCGTCCGACAAGAGGTCGGTGCCGTAGAAGAAGTTGCCGAGGTAAGAACAAACGAGGCGGTTGTAACCGAGCAAGCCTGGGACTGCAACGACACGGACATTGGTACCAGGGTAGATGATGTCGCCATCGGCCAAACCTTGGAGGTCAACTTGGTTGTACATGACACCCGTGTTGGCCTTCAACGCTCCAATCAAGGTGCGGAATACATCCCATCCGCAGAAGATGACGAGGTCATTCTTGGTAAGGATGGCTTGTGGGATGCGGGTGTAGATGTTGTCAAAGATGCTGATGACATTGGTGGTCGTGATAGAACCCGAAATCGCTGCGGTGTTACCCGATACGGTAGAACCCGATGCAGCGTTCAAGATTGTCAGCAAACCAGTCACCAAGGTGGAACCTGACCAGATGGCGTTCTCCAAAGCCTCGGCGATGCGGAGAGCCTTCTGCTCGGCAAACGCCTGCTCGAACGGTACGCCGTCGTATTGGCTACCAGCGGTCAACTGCGACTGCATCCAGTATTGCTCCAAGGAACGAGGGCACAAAGCCTCTTGGATTTTCATGGGTGCAACGGTGATGTTCCGTTGGCTGAAAGTGGTGTTGCCTGTTGCAGTCCAACCGCAAGACGTACCCGATGCAAGGTTCGCATCGGTGTCCATGAGGTTCAACGCAGCGGCTGATTTGATACCTACCTGCTTGGTGAACAGGGCGGCGGTACGGGCCGAGAATACGGCCTTGGTGATGAGCGGCAACCTTTGCTGCTCGGTGTAAGCGGTTAGATTTCCAAATGAAAATGCCATGGCTTGTTTTAGGGGGTAAAGTTTATTTAGGATTTTTGAGTGATTGGATTGCTTCGGCGAGGGCGTTGAAGTTCTGCTGGGCAGAGGCCTTCCGTTGCTCCACGATTGCGGATGCGGTTGGCTTGGGGGCTTCGGACGGTAGTTCTGCGACCTTCTCCACGATGTCGGTCATGGTTTCCATTTGGCTTGCAAATGCGGCCATCTTGTCTTTCATCTTGCCCATCTCGGTGTAGGCGGCCTTCAGTTCCTCCATGATGCTGACGAGGTGCTTCTTGACAATTTCCTCAACCATCAACGGATCCACCATCGGGTAGCCTTCGGCGATTTCACTCACCACTTCACCCGCAACTTCGGGGGTTATTTCAGCAGCAACGGCGACTTCCTCGGCAGGTGCTGGGGCTTCGGCCACAACGATTTCGGTGATTTTGCCACCTTCGGTTTTCACTACGCCAACGCCTTCAACGGTGTGTTCGCCGTCGGGAGCGGGCAAGGTGGTGTCATCGGCGATGACGTAAACGGGCGTTCCAGCAACGAGGTCGCCATCCACACGGATGACCGTACCATCGGCCAACTTGTAGTCGGCAAAGGATTGCTTTTGGGTTGTGAACTTGCGGAGTTCAGTCCGCAGGGTTTCAATGGCTGATTTTAGGTTCATAGATTAAAGGGATTTGTAGTTTGGTTGGATATGTTGCAAAAAGTTGGTCAAATCGTCTGCAAGGCCCGCAAGTGCGACCTCCAATTCGGTTCCCGTGTTCTTCATGCCGAACAAGCCCTCCACGGAGAAACCCTTGAAAGCGTGGCGATTCTCCCACACCTCGTCATTCTCGACCTTGAAGGAACCGAACCAAGAGCCGTCGGGGGTGTCCTCGTAGCCTTTGGGCGCAAGTACGCCCCGCTCGGCATCGGTGATGTAGGATTCGAACATGAAAACGCCATCGAGTTCGGCGTTGTGATATGCGTTCACATTGTGCTGGTTCCCCTGCTTGAAGTACTTTTGGACAATCTTACGGATGGTGGCTTTGTCAAACACGACATAGTATTCCCCGTAGGTGTCGTCCTTGCGGTAGATGGGCGTATCGGCAAGCATGAGCGGTCCCGTCAGGACCCTGCGTTCCCCCGTTTCGGCGAAGCGTTGCGGGGTCTTAGCGAAGGCTTGGAAAGGTTTCTCGATGGCGGGCATGTCAACGAGGGCAACAAATTGCACGCCTTCATCCACTTCGTCCACGGTCATCCGATATACGGGTAGTTCCATGGGGGTAGATGTAGCGGTTAGCCTAATGTTGCAAATTCGGACAAGCGGCGCACCCTGCTGGTCGTCTGCTGGATGTCACGCTCCACGACATAGGCCCGCATGGGTTGCATCCCTTGGCCTTGGCCGTTCCCAAAGGAGGATAGGTCGGTTGTGTTGGGGTTTGCGAAGATTGGGGGAGCAGCAGCCCCGCCTGCACCCGAAGGCATCGGTCCACCAGGTGAAGGCGCACCGCCTCCTTCGCCACCGCTTGTGATGGCCTTGCCTGCTGCAATGCCCGCCGCCGTGATGGATGCGACCCGCAAGCCTGCACGAATCTTCGCCATGGTGTTAAACACTTTCAGTTGCGCAATACCTGCCGCTCCCGCCGTCAGGACATTCGCAGGGTTGGCCGCCGCCATGACCGCATTGGCCGCCATTTCCTTGTTCAGATTTACGATGACATTAGCAATCGCCGCACCTTTCTCAATAGCCAAGGCCGCAATAGCCAAGCCCTTGTTTTCACTTGCAAATGCGGAGAGCGTCTGCCCGATGGCGGCGACGGAATCAAAGACCACCTGCTCCTTGTAATCCGCAACCGCTTTCTCAATGGCCTTGCGTTCTTCGGCGTTCTTGCGGTCATGTTCAAGGATGGCATCGCTTTCGGCAAAGTAGGCTTCGGCAAAGGCGTTGAAGTCAGCGGTCTGCTGGTCCAACAACGCTTTCTCGTAGGCGACCGAATCGGCCTCCGCTTGGAGTTCAGCAGCGGCAAGGATGGCGAGGCGTTCATTCTCTGCGATCCGATCTGCAATGGCTTTGTCACGGGCGGCTTTGCGTTTAGCGTCAGCAGCGATGAGGCCGTCGGTATGGGCCTCGTATGCGCTGCGGTATTTCTCCAACTGCACCTCTTGGTCCTTCAATGCCTGCGCTTGCTCCGCTGCCCGTTGCTTCGGGTCGGGTAAGTTCAAGAACCGACGGACCGCTGCGGTGAGGTCGTCCCACTTGGCTATCAATAACCCGATTGCCGCAACTGCTGCACCGATACCTGTTGCAAGGAGGGCGATGCGGAAGGCCTTCATCGCTCCTGTGCTGGTTCCAACGGCCACGGCGTAGAGTGCCTGTGCCGCTGCTTGGCCTTGGGTTATCAGGATGGAATCCTTGTTCAGCAGGTTGGCCACCTGTTGCACCCCGTTGGCGAGGGCCATGGCCGCTTGGACCTTGACTAAGGACTTCTGCAATTCTTCTTCTTCCGCTCCAAACAAAGCCGCTGCACCCTGGGCGATTTGGAAGCCAGCAGTGATACCTTGGATGGCCCCGACGAAGGTGTCAATGGTGCGAGTATCCGAGGCAAGGTTCTTGATTCGCTGCTGGGTGTCCCCGATTTGGTCTTTCAGTTTTCCCGCCTCCCGTTCCATGTCACGAAACGCCTTCGTCCCGTCTTGGCCAGCGAGGGCCATGTCCGCTAGGGTTTTCTGCAGTTCCCGCAGGCGGGTCTTTGCGCTGGTCGTTCCAGCGGCGGTGGAATCTTTAAGCCCTACTTCGAGGACTTATTTCGTTTGGTTACATCTGCCATGGTTATCCTTCGGAGGGTAGTTCGGGGTTTACNGGGGGTTCGTACCCTGGGTCCACAGGGTCGGGGTCAATCGGGCCGTTGAATAGTCCCGACGGGTCGCTTCTTGGCGGTGAGGTGGACTTTGCCGCAAACTCGGTCAGGTTGAGGATGCGGCGAAGCGTCACTCGGCACGGCTTCATCTGCCCTACGAGGTAGTCCCGAATCTCCAGCAGTCGCCAACGGATGCCTCCGTAATACACGGGCTTGCGGAAGTCCAGTTGGTAAATGTCCACGGAGGATAGCAACATCGTGAGTTCCAACTG